CATAGATCTGTCTTGTAAAAGACCAGAGTTATGTTTAACACGAACGAGCGTCACCGCGGTGGCGTCTCGCATCGCTTTGTACAACGTGTGATCAATAACGTTGCACTGCATTTCAATAGAATGGAGGTTAACTCCACTACTGATCTGCCTGCGACCCTACATGGTTTTACGGGATCGCAATATCTCTCAAGTAAACAAGTGCCAAGTGCATTGTTACTAAGAGGGGCCGGATCTCGCTCTGTCAAGACCGAGATTGATGACCTGACTGCTCTAGGGTTTCCCCTAAAACAGTACGACTGGAGCGACTCTAAGGAAGAGAGGCGCTGGCAGTCTGTGACCGACTATGTGACTTCTTATCAGCCAGAAGTCGATCACGGGGAGCCGGACGACTGGGAATACTACAGTAATCCGTCTTCGTATCTCAGCGAGTCGAAATCGAACTCGACTGAGACATCAAAGGGGTACCTAAAGGGATTAGCCCCAAGGTACACCGAGTATGCCAACCTTGAAAGGAAATCTTACAAGATTGACTACTCAGACCCATTTAAGGTCTTGAGCACGAGCTACTTTCTGGCCCTCGCAGGGCGAGAAAATGAGCAAATCATTACAAACTGGCCAGCAGATGTAGCCAGATTGCAAGATAAGATTCCAGCGCGACTATTAGGGAAGCACTGGAAGGGCTCCAGCAAGGGAACAATGTTCCACCAAATTGGAGACCACAATGTGCGTTGTCAGTTGTTACTGAACCACACACATTGGGGGCATGCCCTCAATCAAATGATGAAGGGTAAGCACAGTGTATCACTCTACCTAAAAGGAAAGGGTGATTCACTTGAGGCACTAGAAGATGTCAAAGGACTCACTAGTTTCTCAAACCGGTTATGGAGGCGTATAAAAGCCTTCTTGGCCGGTTTCGGCGACCCTCTGTGGGATTCAGATGTCGCCAAAACGGTTCTGCGCGAACCCGAAGAGGTTCGTAACAGAAGCGCAAGGTCTTTGAGGTTTTTAGAACTTCTAAAGACGGTGGACGGGATGTTTATTCAAAGATTCACAGCCCTTCCGGAAGAGCGTTGGACTTGGGACAAGTTCGACCTCTTTGTACTCAACTCCATATCACATCTGATTGGGGACGAGTTCTTTGATGGCGAGCTACTAGATGTAGACTTGTCACAAAAGACAGCTTACGAAGAGTTAAAGGACTTCCGTAAGCTGGCCAAGTACTACCTGCACACATGCAGTTTAGCACAAGGCGGCCCAGTATGGCCGGAGACCGCCCCTCAAGGGTGGTTCGGCTACATACATCGTATAGCACAAATGTGCCACGATTGGAAAGAGGGACCTCGCAAATTGCAATGTCTCTCTTACCTCACTCAGACTCGATGTGCGGGGGTTCCTCCCCCGCTCGTTGTCTTGAAGTCGAAGTATAAAGCACTTAATGTGTTTGCTACTCCGCCTGAGCCATTACCTGAAGGTACACTTCAGATAATAGCCGCATCTGTGGATCGTGTAATCGAAAAGATCCCAGATCATGCGTTCACAGGTCTGCATTCTAAGGCAGCTGTAAATGCCACAAGCGCGGCTTGTTTTGAATACAAGCGCAGCGAGTACGGTACCCTCCAAGGTCTAAAAGACATCATTAGAGGTTACGAAGCTGGCGTAGAAGTACCAACATTGGACTTGTACACCGGAAAGGAGGACATCTGGTTCAAACCAGGTGAATGCTCCCTTGGAACATACATATTCTGGGCATGCCTCAGAATATGCATGAGTATGGATCCGGATGAATTGTCATCTGTGATCATAGCTGTTGCAGAAGAACCTGGAAAGGCTCGAACTGTAACAAAAGGTAAAACTGCACTCAAGGTAGTACTTGATGTGGTTAACCACATTTGCGCTTGGCCGTTGGCTAAAGGCCTGGAAAGCTCAAAGACTGGAATGAAATCCAGCGCTCATGCTTGGAATGTCTTTAAGTCATTCTATAAGCAAGAGAATAAGGGAGAGTTCTTCAGATACATGAAGGACTTCCCCAAAGACTCGAATGTTGGAGGTAAAACCTTCATCGATTACGAGTACAAAGACATATTCAGTGCCAGCACTGATTATGCCACAGCAACCGACTACTTCCGCCATGATGTGGCGAAAGTGTTGGCGAACAAGTGGATGCGTAAAATCGGCATTCCACCTGTCCTACGTGGGTTAGTTAATCGTGTGAATTTCTACCCGCGAACCGTATACTTTAGCGGCACAGGACCGTTGAGTAATATCGGACATCCGTGTTACAAAGAAGGTCTTGAGACCCTCCGACAAACACAGTTGAGAAGGGGAATCTTAATGGGAGACCCCCTCACCAAAGTCATACTCCATCTGCTAAATGCAAGTGTGAGAGCATTGACAGAAAACTGCTGTAATGCAGAGTTCTTCCGGCGATACATTCGGAATCCCGAAGATGTCGTCGGACCGGCAATCAACTATCTTACCGATGGTTGATTGTCAGTGGATGCTAGCTTCAGCTAGCTAACACACATACCGACCAGTTACCTGGTAAAAGTATG